GGCGTTCGACTATTCGATAGTGCCCGGCAACCTGGGGCAGGCATGGCTGGGCAGCACTCCCACGCAGTTCTTCACGATCACGAACGCATCCCTGGTGCTTAAGAATAACCTGGACCTGCGCACAAAAGAGTTCGGATCGAACCTGGCGCAGTGCATCTCACCGGGTCAGCGGACGGTCACGGCGGCGTTCGACCTGTACAGCCAGGACGATACCGCGACGGCCGGTTTGTACCAGGCCGCCCGGCAGCAGTCGCCGGTGGGCGTGATGTTCCAGTTGGGCGAGGTGGAGGGTCAGGTGATGGCGGTGTACCTCAGCAGCGTGATCCCCGAAGTGCCGGAGTTCAACGACGGTAAGAACCGGTTGCAGTGGCAGTTCCGGCCGTCGCGGGCGCAAGGCACGGCGGACAACGAACTCGCGGTGGCATTCGGATAACTATGACCTATGAGAGCGTTCGCGAAGTGGAGTCGGAGATTGCGCCCGGGGTTACATACCTGGTGGCGCGAATGTCCTTTGCGCGGCGTCTGGATCTGATGCGGCGGGTACGGGAGCTGGCGGGAAAGAAGGAATACCTGGACGCGGCGGAGGATGCTTGCGGAAAGATGGACGGAGCGCTCTTGCAGGCGGAGATCGATCGGCTGTACGTGGTTTGGGGGCTGCGCGAAATTCGCGGGCTGACGGTGGACGGTGCGGCGGGGACGCCGGAATCGCTGGCCGACACCGGACCGGAGAACCTGTTCCGGGAGGCGTTGGCGGCGGTGCGAGCGGAGACCGGGCTGAGCGCGGCCGAACGAAAAAACTGATTGTCGCCTTCCAATTCCAATTCTCGAACCAAGCCGGTTGGAGGTGCGACACCTGCAGGAAATCCGGTCTGGAGAAAAGGCGGCGGTGCGGGTGGCTGGGCGGGAACCAGGAGCCGGGCCCGCCGGTGTGGGCAAGGAACGACGTGCTCCTGCACGAGTGCCCGAAATCGTACATAACGGCGGAGAGCGAGTGCCTGGTGGAGGAGTACCTGGTGCGGCGGCGGCTGGGAGGACTAAGGTTCTCGGAACTAACGGCACGCCAGACGGAGGCATTCCTGATTCTGGAAAAGGCACTAATGACGGAGATGAAGCATGGCCAACAAGAGAGACGCGCGGTTGCTCGATAGCTTCGCAGAGGCCTCGGGAAGACAGACGAGCAGCCTGAACGACAGCGGGAGCGTTGCAGACGGAATTACCGAGGCACTGAAGGAAGCGGCATCGGCGGGAATGACGGCGCAGTTGGTGGGTACGACATCGCCGGCGGCGCAGGGGCAGTCAGGCGGCGATCTGTACGGAGAGTCGGGGAGTCCGGCCGGAGTACGTGAACGAGGTGGGACTTCGACGTCGACAGATAGTAGCTCGGGCACGTCGGCGGGGTCTATCGCGACGACCTTCTTAGAAGGCGGCCTGGGCATTGTTCCGCTAATCACCGGACTGCTGGGGCTGTTTGGCGGGGGTTCGTCCGCACCGCCGGCTCTGGAGAAGTACACGATGCCATCGGCGATCTCGTTCGAGAGTGCCGATACGGGAAACGGGCTGAGCGCCTCGGACTTCGACCAGATGGGCGCACCGAGGCTAATCGACAGCGCGGCGGATTCACCGGACGCGGCGAGCGGCGGTGCGGCGGCGAGTGGGGGCGCGGCGAGTGGGGGAGCACCTGGCGGAACAAGCGCCGCGATGCCGCAAATCTCAGTGAACGTACAGACGATGGATGCGCAGTCGTTTCTGGACAACAGCGACCAGATTGCACAGGCGGTTCGCGGGGCGATGTTGAATCTCAGCTCGATTAACGACGTTGTCAACGAGCTGTGAGGGGCGGCGGGCGAAGGGCATGGCACGGCTAGGGCGTCCGACGCCGTTGCGGCGCGGGGAATGGAATGACGGCGGACTCGCTTACAGGGAGATCGAAAACAGGTGGCTACGTTTCCTAAGTTGAAGACTAATGCGGTGGCCCAGTATCCGGCGGGGAGGGCATTGCGATATCAGAACCAGGTGGTCAGGTTCCTGGACGGAGCCGACCAGCGGTACCGCGACGCGAGCGGGCCGCTGCACCACTGGATCATCCGGCTGGATGAATTGGACGAAGGCGAACTGGCGGAGGTTGAGGGGTTCTTCCTGAGCAATCAGGGACAATTCGGGAGCTTCGTCTTTGTCGACCCTTGGGATGGGACCTCGTACGCGAACTGTAGCCTGGCGAGCGATCGATTGGACCTCACGGCGGTTGCGGAGATGCGAGGGCAGACGAGTTTGACGGTAGTCGAGAACCGGATATAGACATGTTTCCACAACTTCCGACAGGAGCGCTGAGCCAGTTTCCTCTGCGCAAGCGGCGCCTCGCACGAACCGTGGTCAACACCACGGCGGACGGCCGGACCATCAAGCTACCGGACGTGGCGGCACAGACTACCGAATGGCAATTGCAATACAACGGCCTGAGCGACGGCGAATTGGCGACGATTCAGCAGTTTTTCGCGGCAATGGAAGGATCGCTGAACGGATTCACATTCCTGGATCCAAACGGAAACCTGCTGGCCTGGAGCGACGATCCGAGCCAGGTAGAGTGGCAAAAGGCATCATTCCTGGCGCTCACTGGTGGGGGTGCGGACCCCTACGGTGGAACGTGTGCGTGGCGCGTGGCCAATTCCGGGGCGGGTGCGCAGAGTCTTTCGCAGACCTTGAATGCCCCGGCGGTCTACGTCTACTGCCTGAGCGCGTATGCGCGGGCGGCACAACCCACGACGATCGCGCTCTTGTTGGGAAGCCGTCGCGCGGCGTGCCTGCTGGGAACGAATTGGAGCCGCTTCACGATTACAGGCACGGGAGATGCGGAAGCGGCGTCGGTCGACTTCGGAATCGAACTTCCGGCAGGAGCGGCGATCGACATCTATGGGCTTCAGGCGGAACCTCAAGAATCGGCATCGGTGTACAAGGGCAGCACTACGGGCGGGGTTTACGACAACGCCCATTTCCGCGACGATATCTTCACTTACACTTCAACCGGTGTGAACCGGCACTCTACGACAGTAAACATTCTGTATGCAAACCATATCTGACCTCAAGGAACTGGCGGTGACCGATACGCCGATCATGGTGTTCGACTGCACCCTGTCGACCGGCGTTACGGAGCACTGGAGCACGCATGCGGTGACCGTCGGCGCCACCAACTATGGTGCGCGGGTACTGCAGCACAGCGCGTTCGATATCCAGACCGCGTCGGACCAGGGAGTGGACGGAAGTCCGCGGATCTCGCTGGTGTTGGCGAATGCCGACTCGCACTTCTCCGAAATCGAGCGCGCCACGGGGTGGAAGGGCGCCAGTCTCACGGTTGGGTTCCTGTTTTACGACCTGCGGAACAACGTGCCGTTGACGGACACCACTGTGATCTTCCAGGGGATTTGCAATCCTCCGGAGCAGATCAAGGAGGCGACGATTCGCTTGTCGGCGATCAATCGGATGAATCTGCAGCGGCTGCTGCTGCCGGAAGTGCGGATTGAGCGGCGGTGCCCCTGGACATTCCCCGCTACGGCGGAGCAGAGAGCCGAGGCCGCGAACGGGGGAGCGGACGGCAAGTATTCCCTGTATTATCGCTGCGGCTATTCAGCCGATGTTTCGGGAGGGTCGGGGAACCTGAACGGAACCGCGCCATTCACAACGTGCGGCTATGTGCGGACGGATTGCCAGGCTCGGGGGCTCTTGCAACGATTTGGCGGACTGGAGTTCGTGCCATCGGTGATCGCGGTTCGCGGATACGGAAAGGACTGGACTACGTCGGCGTTGTCGGTGAACCAAGCGAGGTACAACGACTACGTGCCGATGGTTTACGGAACGGCGTGGTACGAGCCGCCGGTGGTATTCGCGCGGAACGACGGTAACCTCACGCGGATGGAGGTGCTGCTGGGGATCGGGCAGATCCAAGGTGTGCTGACGGTGCTGGTGAGCGGCGTCCAGATTCCGGTGGGAGTGAATGGCGCGAATATGACCGGAACGGGATGGTACAACCTTCTGACCGTGGGCACGCGCGACGGAGCGTTCGACATGAATTTCGCGGATGCGAGCGGAAACCCGGCAGGCGACCCGTACGGAAGCATGGCTTACCTGTCGGTGGTGGTGCCGAACCAATTGAACAATGGCAACTCGCTGCCCATCGTGCAGGTACTGGTCCAGGGACTGATCGTTCCCACTTACGCGGCGGACGGGACTTATAACCGCGATCAATTCTCCGGCAACCCGGCTTGGATTCTGCTGGATGTGTTGCGCAGGAGCGGCTGGGCGGAGACGGAGATCGACATGGCCAGTTTCGCCGCGACGGCCGCCTACTGCGACGAGCAAATCCAATCGACAGATTTGAATGGCAACGCGATCGCGATTCCGCGGTTCCAATGCAATGTGGTGCTGCAGAAGCGAAAGAGCGCGGGAGACTTAGTCCGAGGCATACGCAATGCGGACCGCCTGTACCTGACATATGGACCGGGCGGAGTGCTGCAACTCCAGGTGGAGAACTCGCTCTCGCTGCAACAGCCAACGCAAGGCACGTACACAAACAGCACGGCATCGCTGAACGGAGGATGGCCGGCATACGAGTTTGGCGACGGCAGCAGCGGAGTATCGGGGATTTTACGGCAACAGAACGGAGCGCCGAGCGTCACGATAACTTCGCGCAGCATCGCCGACACGCCGAACTGCTTCACCACCGATTTCCAGGACGGACTGAATGCCTACCAGCAGGACAGCTACACGGTAGTCGATCCGGACGACATCGCACTGGCCGGTCAGCAGGTCACATCGACCCTGATGGCAATCGGGCTTCCGAATTACGACCAAGCGGCCCGAATTCTGCAATTCACTCTGGATAAGTCGGTTTTGGGAAACACGTATATCCAGTTCGACACCAGCATCAAAGGTTTCGGAATCAAGCCTGGCGACATAATTACGGTCACTTACTTAAAACAAGGATTCAGTCGCCAGCCTTTTCGTGTTCTTAAGATCTCACCTGCGACGAACTATCGGACCTGTACGATTGCGGCGCAGATTCACGACGACGGGTGGTACGCGGACACCAATGGCCAGTCGACGTCGGCGCCTGGGTCGCAGCAACCCGGGAATGCCGGAGTGGGGGTGCCCCGGCCGCTGATCGGAAGCACGATCGACGGCGGCGGCAACATGCAGTTCGGGATTTCGGAGACGGACTCGACCAATAGCGACGGCTCGGTTGAGACCAACCTGTCGGTCAGCTTCGTCGCACCGAGCAAGCCGAGTGCAGGATCGGGCACGACGCCGCCCAACGCGCCGCTGATCGACCTGATTGCGACCGTGGGGACTGGCGGGACGCTGACGGGCGGCCAGACGCTGTACTACGCCGTTTCCGCACTGAACAGTGCCGGCGACGAAAGCGCGCTGTCCTTCATCGTGCAGGCCGCGATTCCGCAGGACGATAAGAGTGTGACTCTGACTGGGCTAAGCTTCGGTGCGGCCGCCGGCGGATTCAATGTGTATCGCGGAACGACGCCCGCGAACCTGTTGCAAGTCGCGTCGAACCAGACGATCGCAGCCACGTTCATCGACGGCGGGCTGAGTTACCGGCTGCTCGCGCCTCCGGATGTGAACTTCGACCACGCCAATTTCTATTGGCGGATGGAGTTGGTGCCGGAGAGCGAGGCGACGATCCACTCGGGCACCACGGTCGGCAACGGGACGCTCCACATGACCGTGAACGCCTATCGAGGGACGACAGTGCGAATCACGAACGGAACGGGCGCCGGCCAGGAACGAACTATCTCTACAAACGATTCGACCGGGGTAACGGTGTCGCCGGCGTGGACGGTCGAGCCGGACGCGACCAGTTACTTCACGGTGGCGGAATCCGGTTGGCACTTCGCGGCTTTGACCAAGGGAAGTCCCGTGCAGTTCGTAGTCCCGAACCTGGCGGGCGAGGTGGTAGAGATTACGGGTCTGGCGGCGAACGTCAACGACGTGGAATGCTCGCCGCAGCTTTCGGTGGTTACGGGGTGGCAAATCGGTGGATCGGGGACCTCGGACACCGACGTCCCGGGAATTCCCTTCTTCGGATTGAGCCCGGGCCAAAGCGAAGGTACGGTGGATCTCAGCGGCGTATCGTTCGCGGACATGACGAACACACAGACGGTGTCCTCGGCCACGCTGGCGCTGTACTACTGGGACGAGTTACAGGGCGCGCCATCGACGGCGCTGGCGAGCGCGCTGGGGACGGCGGATACTACCGTGGGCCTCAACACGCCGGGTCCGGGTGTAGCGGGAACGATTCTGCAGATTGAGACGGAGTTGATTCAGATCACCGCGGTATCGAACGGCGGCAGACAGTACACCGTCGAGCGCGGCGTGCAAAGCAGCCACGCCGCGGCGCACGGTCTCGGAACTCCGATCTATCATCTATCGGCCACCACGGCGATCGCACCTTTTCCCAACGGCTTTTTCGGCAGCCCCTACTGCGGAAGCTGGACTTACCCGATCCTATTACCGGACGCGAGGGTAGCGGGCGGGCAGCTCTTTGTGACCAACCGGAAAGGAAATAGTCCAACGGCCACCTGCCTTCTGACACATTCGGTGGATAGCGGGCTGCGAACGCTATCGGGCGGGCAGTACTCGATCCAGGTGGAAGGTTTTCTGGCCGTCGATCAGTCGGTGGCTCCGGCGTTGGTGGTGGACGCCGCGCGGTCGGTAAGGGACGTGTTCGGAATTCTGGGCGCGGCGGCCGATGCCGCGGTACAACTACAGCTAAACGTCAACGGTACAGCGTATTGCCAGTTGACCTTTTCCGCCGGTGCGACGCTTTCTAGCGCGGTGGACGGTAAGATACTCCCCCCGCTGGCGTCAGGGGCTCAAGTGACGCTCTCCGTATTATCGGTGGGCCAGGTGTATCCAGGCGCCGACCTTACGGTCTTGATTCGACTCTAATGAGCGAGCCACTTACCAAACTAAGTCCGAACCGGGACCTGCAATGCTACTTCCTGCAGCCCACCGCGATTGCGGCCCTAAGTGCGACCAGCGCGACGGGGTTTACTGTGTCGGGATCCTGGCGTGAGCAGTTCGACTGG